CGAACCAGGCGACGACGAGGCTGACGCTTTCCACCTTCGGCGCCATGGCCTGCAGCCGGTCGAGCGCCACCACCATGTCGGCAGCATCAGAGAGCGCGTTCAGGTTCGCGGGGATCTGCGCCCCGCCGCTGCCCTTGCGGATGCCCTGCGTCGCGTAGGTGAACTCGCCCGAGGCCGGGATCATCGTGACGGCGCGGGTCAGCCCCTCGGCCGTGTCGGGATCGGCGAGCGGGCGGAACATCTCAAAGGAGAGCTGCGGCAGGCGGTTGCCGTAGTCGCCGAGCGGGAGCTCCTCGAAGACCACATAGGCGGTGCCCCGATAGGCAGGCGTGCCGGCCGCGCCCGTCTTCGCCGCGATGAACGGATCAGGGCTCTGCGTTTCGTCGCCGGGATACCAGCGCCAGGTGACGCCGGAGAGGTCCATCGGCTTGCCGTCGGCCCAGATGCGGCCGATGCCGGTGATCGGGCCCTCGCACAAGGCGACGGCGAAGCTCGCATAGTACAGATACTCGGTGGTCTTGACCTTGCCGCCCCCGCCGCCCTTGCCGCCGCCCTGCGTGGTGGTCTTCGTCTCCTCGCGGAAGTCCGTAGCCCAGATGATGTTGCCGCCCATGCGCATGCGGCCGTAGAGCCGCGGGATGACCGCGCCCTCCGTGGCCGAGGTGATGCGCAGCGTGTCGAGCCGCGCGCCCTCGATGCGCTGGGTGGGCGCCAGCGACGAGATGATCCAGCTGTCCACGACGGAGCCGATGCTGGAGCCGATGAAGCCGCCGATGGTGGCTGCACTGACGCCGAGGATCGCGCCGCCGATCGAACCGCCAATGGCGGCGCCAGCGGCACCGAGAACGAGAGTGGCCATGGAACCTCGAGGACGAAGAATGAAGAAAAACGGAAGAAAGGATCGGCCAGAGCGGTCGCGCGACTGTCTTGAGCGTTTACGTTCGGGCCGCGCCGGACTTACCGGCAGTCCCCGCCACGCGTGTGATGCGATGGCTGTGGGCAGAAACTGATCGGCTACGACATAGGCGTTCGATCAGCATTCGCTGACGGTGGTCGTGTTCAGCGGGTGAGCGGTTATTCGCCAAGATCCGCGCCAAGGTCGGCTGTGCGGACAAAGCTGCCGCTCGCTGCGCTGGCCAGTGATTGCGCCTCCGCTCTCTTCTCAAATCAGAGAGGTGCCTTTTCCACTATCAGATGCGGCACGCCATCCGACGTCTTGCGATGGCTGCGACCGTCCACATCAAGGGTTCCTCGGATGCGGTGGCGCCAGTTCGAGAAGCTTTCAAACCGGACGGTATCAATCGGCTGGTCAAGCTTTATCTCCACATGACGATGCTCTGCCGGTCCTGACAGGGCAGTGATTTCGCCGGTGTAGGCCTGGCCAAGGTAAGACCCGGCCACCCGATCGCCGAGGGCAAGTTCGGGTGGCGCGTTCCGTTGGGTGAGCCGGGCATGCAGCGTGTTCCAGTCTCTTGCCCCGTGTTGCCCGGCTATCAGCTCAAGGGCCTGCGCATGACTGACGACAGAACCCCCGGCTTGCAGTGCCCGCCGGAGGGCCTTGGCGTGCGCCTTGACGGTATCGAGCGATGGCTGAGTCATGATCCCTCCTTGGGGCGCAGTGTCGTGGGGGTTGCGTCGAATACGCGGCCCCGAAAAACGATCGTCAGAGCCACAAGAAGCAGGGCGGCATCTGCGCCTGGAAACGCAAACCAAAGGCCTTGAAGCCCGGAGTGCGCGTTCAGAGCGATGACGAGCACAGGCGTCAGAAGCCAGGGTTTCACCAAGGTCAGCACTGCCGTTCGCAACGGATGCCCCATCGCCTGAAAATGCATGGCAATGACGAGGATCGGCCCGCTGACGGCATAAAGCGCTGTCATGGGACGTATGATTGCGCCAACCGCAGTGACGACTTCCTGATCTTCGGAAAACAGCGCGCCCAGCGTTTCACCTGCGAGCATACCTGCCAGCGCAACGCCGAGGCACCACAGGAACGCGCACCCTATGGCGAGCCGCAGAGCCGCGTGTGCCCGATCCATTCTGCCTGCGCCGACATTGTTCCCGGTGATACTCTGGGTGGTCAACGCGAGGGCCATTTGCGGCAGAAAAGCCAGACCAAGGATGCGCGTCACAACCCCGTAGGCTGCGACATAGGTGTCGTGATGCGCTGCGGTGTTACCGATGGCAAGAAGGACGGTGCTGGCCACGAGCGCCATTCCGACGAAACTCAGGCACAATGGCAGGCCCAATGAGAGGATCTGCCGCCATTCGGTCAGCCAACTAGCGTGCCAGATCGCACTGAGTGGCAAGAGAGCGGGGTTGCGTGTCCGCACCACTAGAAGCAGCGCCAGACCGATTATCTGCGCCGCCACCGTCCCGATCGCTGATCCTGAGACTCCGAGATCGAGGATCACGATCGCAATGTAGTTTGCTGCCACGTTCAGCAGGTTTACGAGCACCGAGAGCAGCGCGATGAACCCTGATCGCCCTTCGTTCCGCAGGGCATCAGCGTGCAGGCCCAGACCAAATTGGACAGGTGCACCCAATATCAGGATTAGCAGGTAATCCCCGGCAGGCTCCGCGACTGCTTCATTTCCCGCGGCGAGGAACGAAACGGTGCCAGCGCCCAGCGTCAGCGCACCGAGGATCACGACCGCACTCAAGGCCAGGACCAGCCCGTGCGCACCAGCAAAAACGGCTCCTGCCGCGCTTCGCGATCCCTTGCCCAGATGACGAGCCAGAAGGCTCGACATGCCTCCACCTGCCAATGTGGTCAATGCCGTCAAAAGCATGACCACCGGAAAGGCCAGGCTGACGGCGGCAAGGGCTTGGACACCGATGAAACGTCCCACAAAGATCCCGTCGACCACGTTCAGCAGGCCGCTTGTCGACATGACCACCGCCATGGGAAGGGCGTTGGACAGAAACAGCCGTCTGACCGGCAGGGTCAGAAAGGGGTTTTCAATTGTATTGGCAGCGCGCCTAACAGACATCGCTCACTCCTCCAAAGAGGCATTTCGGATCGGGAGGGGGGCCTGCATTACCCACCTGCGAAATGCTTCGAGGGTGAGGTGTCGTCTTGCTCCGGGCTTCACCGTGACTCGCGTCGGCAGGCGGCAGGTGCCCGGCACCTTGCCCATCCGATACAAGGGAGATGCCTGTAAGGCAATAAAAGGCACCGATCGCACTTCAGTCGCTGTTCCCGAAATGCCACACACAGAGGGGAACGCGCGGTCCTCTGCGGTCGGTTTCGGCTCGGAACCGTCATTTGCGGCGCGATGCTCCAAGGTCGGTTTTGGAGCGGGGCTTCCGGCCTCCGCGTTCACCCTTCGGTTTCCTGGTTCCGCGGAAACAGGAATGCGAAGGCGATGCGCCGCCGCCAGGTTGGGGTGAGCGGTTCCTCGATCACGCCGAGCCACTCGTAGGCATGGAGGAAGGAGCCGGCACCCGTCAGGATCCCGACATGCTTGGCGATGGCGCGGGGCTTCATTCGGAACAGGACCAGCGCACCGGGACCGGCCGCCACCGGTTCTACCTCGATCATCATGCGCCGCGCGCCCTCGGCCAGAACCTCGCGCGGGCCCGTCTCGCCCCAGTCCCGGCTGTAGGGCGGGATGGGGAACGGCTCAGGGCCGACGATCTCGCGCCAGACGCCTCGCGCGAGGCCAAGACAGTCGCAGCCAACGCCCCGCAGGCTGGCCTGGTCGTGGTACGGCGTGCCGAGCCAGGAGCGCGCAATGGCGATGACGCGGGTGGGATCGGCCGGCGGGATTGGCGCGATCACAGCACCGACCCTTCGTGGCCGCCGTCCTTGGTGGCGTAGCGCAGCACCGCATCCTGGCCGGGGATGTGTGGGAAGCCGCGGAAGTTGACGGTATTGGCGAACTTCGCCCCGCAGGTCTCCATCCGCTTGTCGCAGCCCGCGCGGATGGTGAAGGCGTCGCCCTCGGCGATCGCGCGCACCGGCGCTTCGAGCAGGGTCAGCACAGCGATGCCGTCCGTCACGTCATGGCCGAGCACCTCGGTGCGCCGTCCCGTGTTCGCGCCGCTGGTCCAGTCCAGCGTGCCGAAGGTGAACCAGCCGGAAGTGAATGCGCCCAGCCCCGAGGTGGTGAAGGCACGGTCCCGCAGGAGATCGATCACGGCGCCGGTGCCCTTGAACGCCGGGTTCTCCAGATCGACGCCGCAGCGTGCATCGCCGAGCGCGGCATCGCAGGTCGCCTGGAAGGTCCGCCCGACCGTCTGGCCCAGCACATGGGTAAGCGAGCGGACCTCGGCGACGAAGGCAAGCCGCCCGCGCCGGATCTGGCCAATGGCCCCGCGGCGCATCAGCACGCGCTGGCTCGTATCGGCCCAGTTCACCCGCCAGACCTCCACCTCGGCATTGTCCCAGCGGCCGTCAAGGATGTCGGTCTCGGTGATCCGGTCCGAGGTCAGCACGCCCTCGGCATCCTGCGCATCGACCGACAGGTCCGAGCCGGAGCGCACCTCCGAGGCTTTCAGCCCGCTCTCGGGCTCGAAGTCGGTTCCATCGAAGCTCAGCGTCCGGTCATGGTCGGTGAAGCCGAACGTGACGCCATCGGCGCGCGTGATCCGCCAGCACCAGGCGAGCGTGGTCGTGCCCTCGTCGAGATGGGCCTGCAGTGCGGGCGGCAGCCTCTTCATGCGTTGTCGCCTTTCTCCCGCGCGTCTAGGGTAGGTGCACCGTAAAAAGCGAGGATGGCATGGACGTTCGCGAGGAACGACCGGGCGAGGAAACCGAAATCGGTGCGCTCATTACCGAAGCGTTCCTTACCGCCGCGCATTCGAGCGGGACCGAAGCGCAGATCGTTGCGGGGCTGCGCGCGGCAGGGGCCCTCACGCATAACCTCGTTGCAGTCGAGGGTCGCGCGATCGTTGGTCACATCGCCTGTTCCGAGGTTTTGATCGACGGAAAGTCCTGCGGCTGGTTTGCGCTCGGGCCTGTTTCGGTAATTCCCGAACGCCAGGGCGAGGGCATCGGTGGCGAGCTTGTTCGCGCGGCGCTTGCGCGGCTCGAGGCGCAAGGCGCAGCGGGCTGCGTGCTTGTGGGCGATCCGGGCTATTACGGCCGCTTCGGCTTCGCCGCGGACCCCGCCTTGTGCGTCGACAAGGTGCCGGGCGAATATGTCCTTGCACTGTCTCTCGCGGGGCCACGCGTGCCAGGCGTGATATCTCATCATCGGGCTTTCGGTCTTGAGGGCTGAGGGAATCATCGGCGCAGCTCCAGAAGCGGAATGGAGGTGATCGAGCCGAGCCGCTCAAGGTCGAGCTTCACGTCGAGCACGTCGGTGTCGAAGCGGACCGGCACGTCGAACTCGAAGCCCGCGGTGATCGCGACGCCGGAGCCCGGCGCCGCGCTGAAGGTGACGACGCCGGTCGTGGTGTCGACCGACCAGCCGGACAGCTGCTCGACGCCCCCCAGCGCGATGCGCACGGTGCCCGCCACCGGCTTGGCGATGGCGCGCGTCCAGGACTGAGCCCCGGAGGCGTAGCGTTTCACCAGCTGGAAGGCGGTCATCGCGCCGTCGCCGGTGCCGATCGCCTGGTCGGTCGGTGATGGCGTGCCAGAGGGCAGACAGGACTTGTGGTCGCCCCAGTCCTTGAAGCGAAAGCCGTGGAGCCGCCCGTTCCGCGCCTCGAAGAAAGCGACGACCGCCGCCAGATCGTCCGCGCGGCGGATGCCGTAGGCGACATCGTAGCGGCGGCGCGAGTTCGCCCAGCTGGCGTTCCTCTCCTCGTCGCCCGAGGCAAGCTCGACGATCTGCGTGCGCCGCTCGGGCCCGCCGCGCGCGCCGCGACTGATGTTGTCGGGAAACCGGACCTCGTGAAACGCCATCACATGCCTCTCCGCCCGAGCGACACGGCGCGCGCGATGTCCGCGGCGACCTGCGTGCGGGACTGCCGGAAGCTCTCGGCGTCGCGCGCCATGATGGTGACGTTGACGCCGCCGCCTGCGCCGTAGCTCTGCGCCTCGCGTCGCGACAGAACGCGCTCGCCGCGTTGCAGGATCGCGGGCACCTCGTCATGGCGGAGGCCAGCCATGCCGCCGCCATGCATCCGGGGCGCAGCGGCGAAGGCCATGGCCGGGACCATCCTCGAGGGCCCAGCCGAGCCGACCATGCCGCCCGCGTGCAGGATGTTGGCGAAAATACCGCCCGCGCCGGAGAACACGCCGGAGAGCGCGTTTGCGATCGGCCCAAGGATGAAACGTCGCGCCGCGAGCTGGGCGAGATCGGCCAGCAGCGAGGTGACGAGATCGCGGAAGTTCAACTTACCGGTCTTCACGAACTGGCCGACGGCGTTCTCCGCCGACTGGAAGGCGCCGACAAGGCTCTGACCGATATCGCCACCGATCTCGCGGGCGCGGCTTGCGTAGTCCGAAAGAGCGGCGGTGACCGCGCGCCAGCCGGTCAGGGCTTCCTCAGCGCCGGTGGCGATGTCGGCCCCGGCCTGGCGCCCAGAGGCGCCGGCCCGGCCCGCCGAGGTTTCCGCCGCGTCCAGCGCCTCGGTCACACGCCGGGCTCCGGCGGCAGCGGAATCGAGCGCGTCCTCGGTTTCCTCTCCCGAGCCCCTTGCCGCTGCGATTAGTGCGGTGACGGCCTCGCGAACCCCGTCGAAGGCGCCTCCGCGTGTGTCCGCCGCCCTCTGGCGGAGCAGTCCGGCCATGATGTCGGCGTTGCTGGCGGCGTGGTCGAGCATCGAGGCTTGAGCCTGCGCCCCGAACCAGTCGATCTGGAAATCCGCACCGATGCGCTCGGCCACCGCGTTGAAGGCAGGCCCGATCATGGCGAGGAAGTCGACCCATTTGCCGGCAAGAAAGGACATGAGCCGCGTCCAGATACCCTCGATATCGGCCCGCAGCGCGCGGAACTCGTCCACGAACGAACCCATCGTCGTCCTGATCCCGCCCCAGACCGCACGGGCGACGTTGCCCATCAATTCCAGCGCACTGCCGAACCCGCCTGCACCGGAGATGAGGCGGGNAAACTGGTAGGCGACTTCGCCCG